ACGAAGAATATAACAAGGCGTGCAAAGAGATAGACGAAGAGATGAAAGTCTTACAAGATAAGAGACGCGCGCTATATGAACAATATGAAGAAAAGCAAAATGTTGTTCACGCTACAATTAGCAACTTTAAGCCTTATGTTGAGGCTTGTGATGTTGCTAAACCTAAGATTGAGGCACTTAAAGAGGCTGAGGCTTTGGCTTTGGCTCGCATTATGTCTAAGTATCAAAGAAAAGTAGTTCAGGCTTAGTTACTTGACGATAGCCCTCAAGGCGTGATAGTTTTGAGGGTGTTCGTCTAGTCATTAGGGACTAGAAATAGATTAGGGATAGGTAATGATTACAAAGGAAAGAACAGAGAAAGAGAAAGAAACACAAAGGGCGCAAGAGTTTCTATGTGCCGTATTTGCTAAGCAAGAAAGACCAATAGCGTACACAATTCTAAAGAGTGTGTCTGCCTCGGGTATGTCTCGCACTATGAAAGTGGTGACCTATGATGACGGGCGTGTCCTTGATATAACTTGGTGGGTGTCTTTGGTTTCTGGTGTTGGCACATTGACCGAGAAGAACGGGCAACGGGTGTTGCGTGTTGGTGGGTGTGGTATGGATATGGGCTTTCACCTTGTTCACTCTTTGGGTATTGCTTTATATGGTTTAGAGGGTGGCTACAAGATTAGCCAAGAGTGGCTCTAATTCGTTAAGTTTAGCCCCAATCGGTGAGCGTTGGGGTTATTCTTAATCGCTTAGGGTAGGCGATTAGTTAGGGAAAGGGTAAGTAAATGATTGCAGAAAAGAATTACGAGGGCGCGTGGGTTGTGTCCGATATTGTCGGGGGTTATTGGGTTAGCCGTAGGTATTACTATTACAGCAAGCGCGAGGCTTTGGCTATGTTTAGACGTGAGGTGTTGCGTAATGCGTAACGATATTAAAACTAAGCGCACGCGCCACGATTGGGAAACCCACGCAGTATTTTTTAATGATAAGAAGATTGGGCATATCATTAAAGAGGGTAGTAGGGACGGCTACCAATACACGCCTTCTCGCTCGTTGGGTGCGTCTTATATTGCTATCAGTGGCAATAGTAGCGCGTTTACTTTTGATGAGGCACTTGAGCATTTATGTGATAAGCATAGAGAGTTTTTGAGTGCTTTTAGTGGTGTTTATGCGTAACGACAGCGTAAGACTAACCCCGTTAGGTGAGTGGGTTTATGTGGGTGTTGTGTCGGTGTTGTGTGTTGGTATGGGTTACGCGATACTAAGGGCGTTCGCTGTAGTTGTAGTAAAATTAGGGCAAGTCTTAGGGATAATTTAGAGAATTGTATGACACGAGGGCTAGCGTGCCCCTAACACGCTGGCTCTCACTTACTTTAGGGACGGGACGGGACGGGTTGTTATGGGTGACGCAAGACTGAAAGAATATATTAAGATTGACAGGCGTGACGAGGGTTCGTGTTATGTAATCTACTGCCAACGCTGTGAAACTATCACTTATTGTGTCAATGCGCGTGGTTATATGTTTTATAAAGAGGCTACGAAGTTGGCTCGTAAGCATAGGTGTGAATAATTGTTATCAAATTGTTATATGAATACACTTGACAGGCGTAACGATAGCGCATAAGAATAGGTTTCGTGGTCAATGGGTGGTCACGATGTGGGAAACGAAAGGCTAGGGATAGTAAATGAAAGTAAAAGATGTAATTAAAAGTATGCAAAACTACAACCCTGAAGACGAGGTTGTGATTTTATGGTGGACGAAAGACATCTTTGATGATGAGGACAACACAATTAGTGATGATGTTTGGTCTAATGTTGTTAAAGAGGTTGATGATAATCATCTTGATTTTTCATCACAAGTTATTAGTGAAGAAATCCTTGATGTGTTGAGAGAAAACGAGGTGGACGCATAATGAAAGATTATTGTGACGATTGCACCTCACCTATGGTGTGGTGTATTTGTGGTGATGATGTATGAATACATTAGATAACGCAATTTACTGCTGTTCCCAGTCTTGGTCGGGGTATGGGTGTCGTGTGTGTAATGATGCCGAGTTTGATAAGGCTATGCACGACCAGATAGAGGCCAATTACACTGATGAGGTGGATACATATGACAACTGAGGAACGCTTAGACCGGATAGAGGCTATGCTCCGATTTATTATTCGTGAGTTAACTTATATTCCGGAGACAGATAGTATGCCGGAGAAACCTAACCTTGTGAGGGTGAAATGAGTAAAACATATAGAGGAACAGCAAGGGTGCACGTTACTGTTGAGGCTAACAGTAGTGAGGACGCTTATATGTTGATTACTGACAGGCTTGAGTCTGCTAACGATTACTTGGATGATTATGATGATGTTGATGTTCAAGAAATCTAATAAGGATATTTACGGGGTTTGCTATATGTGTAGTAAATCTTGGTATTGTAGTTGTGATAACGAGTGCAACAAGGAGGAAACGAAATGAGTTTGTTGTTGTGTGAAATATGTGAAGTTAATACTAAAACTTATCTTCAGGGTAAGTGGTGTGATGATTGTCGTGACGATTTTAAGACAAGTGAGGACGACAAGTGAACAAGGATATAATGTTGGAGTTAATTCATAGTGAGTTGAACGCTCAGTATGATGACAAAACAAGTGCCGATTATGCTTTACTTGGCACATTGAAATCGTTAGTGACAGACGAGTCGTTAGAGAAACTTATTAAAAGAAATGGGTGGGATAAATGATTGTTGAGTTACTTATTTCGTTTGGTGTTGTGCTGTTAGCGTTTCTTGTTTGGGGGCAACGAAGATGAAGCCCCCTAAACATATTGTTAAGTTAGGTAAGGACGCTGTTATGTTATGGAAACTACAACAAGTATTGGGGAAACGAAATGCAGATGATAGCAAAAGATTTTTGGGAAGGCGCGTTGTGTGCTGAGATTGGCTCAGAGATTTTTTTCCCCGAAAGACACGAAGCCAATATGGCACAGATTGCGAAACGAATATGCAACAAGTGTGACATTAAACAGAAATGTTTAGAGTACGCATTGAAAGACCCTGACTTGAAAGGTGTATGGGGTGGCACAACGGAACACCAGCGTTACAGGATTAGGAATAGGAGTGGAAGATGGAGTTAAAGTTTGTGGTAGGTATGCTCATTGTTGGTATTGGTTTTGCTTTAATGATACCTCAAGATGAGCCGTTGAAAGATGATAAAGAATACACGGGTTATGTGTCATCACCTGTTAAAAACTTGCACAGAGAACCATTGAGCGCAAGGGGTTACGCAAGGTCAATGGTATCAGCGAAAGAATACGAGGCACTTGAGGAGTTGATTATGTTGGAGTCGTCTTGGAATAGTGACGCACAAAATAAACGCTCAACTGCGTATGGTTTGGGTCAGTTACTTGACCAGACTTGGGAGCAGGTTGGTATTGAGAAGTCTGCTGATTATCGTATTCAACTTATTGCTTCACATAAGTATGTTATGGACAGGTATGGTTCTTGGGTTAAGGCGTTAGAGTTTAGGAAAGCCAATGGCTATTATTAAACTTGAAACGTGGGAGTACGAGTATGCTAGCCATATTGGTATTCGTAGGTTCACAGCGAACTGGGATAAAGAGGACGCTAAACATTATCAAGATGATGAACGTAAAGAAGATGACAGGACAGCACAAGTTGCTTCTGCTATTGGTGAGTTGGCTGTTGCTAAGTTAGTTAATCAGTATTGGCACGCAACTATTTGGTCTGCTGATAAACATAATCAGTTTAAGCAACTTCCTGATGTTGGTAAGAACATTGAGGTTAGGCGTGTTCGTACACAGGACGCTGTGTGTATTCGTAAAAAGGATACTGGTCGTGGGCTTATTGTGTTTGCTGTTAGACCTATTGAGAAAGAGTTTACAGAAGTTGAAGTGTTTGGTTTCATTGACGCTGATGAGGGTTTTAGTAGGGGTAAAACTGTTGAGTATGGTAATGTGTTTCCATTAAAGGATTTGCGTACAGATTTTTATTGGTTTGAGGAGATAACAATATGATTGATTTATGGTTAGTTATACCAACAGGTTTAAGAACACAATACTTGCAAGACATATTCAAAGAGTGCGACATTGAACCAAGTAAAAGAATACTTGTTCGCACATTACCTGATGAAGATGTACCTAACGCAATCAACCTACAATATACAGGCGAGTTTAATATACATAAATGGTGGAACACAGGAATAAATTACGCTGTTGAACGTGGCGCAGAATATGTTGCTGTTCTTAATGATGATGTTGCATTAGCAAACAATCCTTTACGCCGTATCGCAGAAGTAATGAAAGGAACAGGCGCAACGCTAGGTTATCCGTTTCCTTTTGAGGGCTGGGTGTGTGGTTACTGTTGGGTGCTTGATGTTAAAACAGATGTGAGACCTGATGAGAACTATAAATGGTGGTATGGTGATAGGGATATTGATTTGCAGGCACGCAAAGTTAAAGGTGTTGTGCACGTTCCTGCTATGGTGCGACACATTCACGGCAACGAACTAACAAGAGACAACCAAGAACTTATGGCTATGACAAAGGTTGATGAAGAATTATTCTTTAAGAAATGGAATCTACAAAAAGGTTAAGCCCAAGTACCTTTATATTTTATTAGATAATCATTCTCTAACACAAGGTTAATACGTCCGTGACGTTCTTCTGTGCCTTTAGCATTATGGTCTGTTAGTTTAGGGAACATTACTTCAACAGGTTCGTGGCGACAGTATTCTAAATGCCATTCAACTTCGTACCTGATTGCATCTTCTTTACTTTGTGCAACAGGTATACCAACTTTATCTAACGTGGCACGTGAATATATACCAAGATACATTCCGAATGCTGTCGGGGAATTAGATAATGGTACAGATGTACCTTTGCGCCAACCTGTTTGCAAAAAATTTTGGTCTTTAATTATCACAGAGTCTTGAAAGAACCACCACCTGTTCCAATTAGTGTTCTCATAAGCCCACCTAATTTTACCTAACTCAAACCCATAATCTGAACGCACTGTTACAGGTGTTGTGCCAAAAGATTTAAGACAATCAGTTAACCAGTGTTCACGTTCAGGTGTTGTGGCTATGAGTATGTTCATAGTCTTGTTTTAATATCCGTACTTGATATGCCTTGCGTGTATGGAATATAGATTAAACTTATGTTTAGTTTGTCTAACCAGTCTTGTGTGAACTGCATTTGTTTGTAGTAATCTTTACGTGCCCAGTCTGAACCTATTGCAATTATGTCTGGTGATGCTTCAATGATTGCTGGTTTAGAGTCTTCGTTACCAAAGTTTGGTATAACTTGGTCAACATATTTACAAGACAATAATATTTCTGCTCTGTCTTGGTAAGATATTATTGGTGGTTTACCTTTGTATTGTTCAATAAACTCATCAGTGTTCAATGACACTATCACTGTTCCTGATGGTCCTGATATTTCACGGCAACGTTCCAATAATCTTACGTGCCCTACGTGAAACAAATCAAATGTTCCACCTGTGTAAACTCTTAAACCCAAGGTGATTCACCACCAAGTTCTTTACTCATCTGTTTAATACCTGTGTTAATCTTCCTACTCACAGTTGATTTATCTATGTTAAAGTATTCACCTATCTGTTCCAAAGTTAAACCATCTTCGTAGTGCATTCGCATCATCTCATATATTTCAATTGTTAAATTACGTAATGCTATTCGTATGTCATACATTGAGGCAAGGAATGAACCTGCTGTGGCAGGGTCGCCGCCACCGTTGGAAACGTATTCTGTTGCAGGGTCTTTGGTTATGATGTTTGAACTGAATGCCATTGGTAGGAGTTCTTCTATCATTGCTGTTGAATAAAATGCTTCATCGTGCACAGAGTAACCAAGTTTCTTAGCCTTCTCTTTGCGACAGTATCTGTCTGCCATTCGGTTGAATGTTTTGGCTAAGCGTTTGATTCCGATTCTGTATTCTTGTTTGGATAAGTCTGGTGATAACCATTCTTGTATTTTGTCGTTTCGTTTCAGTGACCATTCAAGTAGTTCTTGTTTGACATCGTCTGCTTCTGCGAAACCTTTGTAGTTTCTTGTGATTATGTACGCTGATGTTTGTGCTATTTCAACAACATCTTGTACCCATTTGTCTTCTACCATTTGTATACTTTTCCTTCTACAATGAATGAGTTACCTATCATTGGTACTGGTACTGGTGTTACTTTACCTTTGTCAATGTATAGGATTCCAAACCCTGATTGCCAGTTCGCACTTCCACCTTTGAGGTAGGTTGCTTGTTTTAAATCCATTATGTTTCCAACTTCAAACCCATACAAGGATGAGGTTTGTTTGCCGTTGAATGATGTGTTGTGGTGTATGATTCCAAGTTTATGTGTGTGTCCACATACAACTGACATACCAATTTTTTTTGCTAATGCTGTCGCGGTGCCACCGGCGTATCTGCTGGTCGCGCCTTCATCGCCGTGGCCCATTACCCAACCTGGGGCAAAGTTCCACAGTTTATTGTGATATGTGATTTCTAAATCACGATAGCCAAGAAGTTTCTCATATTTCAAATCACGTAATGTTGCAAGTGCTGGTGCATCGCGTTCAATGTATCTTTGTATTCTGTCACCGTGATTACTTCTCATAAGGTGAAATGGTTTGTTACCTATTGCTTTACGAAACCTACCCATAATACGAGTAGTTTCATCTAAATCTCTTTGTAAGTTTGAATGTTCTGCAACATATCCTTTTGACCAGCGTGCTGGTGCTAAACAATCAGCCTCATCACCAACACAAAATAGTTCATCAGGTTGGTAGTCTTTAACAAACTTTATTGTTGCTTCTATTGCAGGTTTATTGTGCAATGGTATTTGCATATCCGATAGCACTACTATGCGTTTCATTTAGTTAACCAACCCTCTATTTTTTCTATTGTGTATTCTCCTGGGCATTCTTTTTTCATCTTATTTATCTGTTTGTTAATTTGTTTTAAAGGTTTTATTGAAGCCCATACTGCTTCACCGTCTCTAAAAATAACGTTGTAACCAAACGCATTTAATCCAAACATTATTTGTCCTTAATTGCATTTGCTAGTGCTATCACTTTGATAGCAATAAAATTTGTGTAAGCAATGGTGTCTGCTAGTTCTGCGAGCAACTCATCAACTGTTTCTTTAACAGTAAAAGTTTCAAACAACTGACCTGTTGATTTCATATACTGGTCAGCACCAACACCCTTGATACGACTCATCACATAATCGTTAAACGATTCCATAAAGGATGTTAAGTCTTGTAAGGCTATGCCGCTTCCGTGGTCTTTGACTGCGGGGTGGTCGTAGAAAAAGTTTGTGGGAGCCTTACGGTTATTGTTTCCGTTTGCTTGTTGTGTGCCACTATCTTGAACCCCTGGTTCATTAGTAGCATTAGCACCTGTTCCCATTCCTGCTGTGTCATTACTCATTCCTCATCTTCTTCCTCTTCATATAAATCTTCTGGTGAAGATTCACCTTCGTATTTATAGTTACCTGTTTCTTCGTCTTCAACATAAATGTGAACAGTGATTGTACCATTTAAGTTTATCATATCTATGTGTATTTCGTCTGTTAAATCATCATCTTCTAATGGTATTTGTGTTCCATCCATTGGTCCGCCAACAAATTCTCTTCTCATTTTGTCTGCTTATGTGTTATGAATGGTGGTGCTGTGAACACATTGTTTCTTGCAGCGATTTGCATTGCTTGTTTCCAAGTTGCACCTGCCTGTAATGCACCTATGGCATAAGGAGAACCGGAGCCAATGCCATAGATACCGTCATCTCGCATCAGTACCGATAAGGAATCATCTATTTCAAATATGATTCCTCCTAATGCGATTAGGAATATAAAATCTGGTTCGTCTGATTCTTTATCTGGTGTGTATCCGTTTGCTACTAAGGCTAGTCGCATTGAGGTTGCTACTTCTGCAATCATAAAGTGGTATAGGTCTTTGTATGAGGTTGGTGTTGGTGTTGGTGGTTTCCAAATGTGTTGAATGATGTCACAGGGTTGTGTTGTTCCAGCCCCTGCAATAAGATATTTGTTACGTTTAGTTATCTTGGTCATTGCGTGGTGTGAGTAGGTTCTTCCACCATCATCTGTTACACGTGAGTCAGCGATGAGTAAACAGTGGTCTGGTTTTTGTATGCCAAGTATTGTTGTCATTTAATCTTTTCCTTAAACCAGTCAGCACCCTCACGTAAAAATATGTCATTAACATCTTTATTCTCAGGTAGATTAACTACCACTGCACTGTTCAAATCTTCTTTAATACGTTTAGCAAGTTCCATCCCAGGGTTACGGCCATCTTCTTTAACATCATTATCAGCAAAAACAAATATACGTTTGTATCCTTCAAGCATCATAGGGAACCAGTCTTTCCACTGTGTCACACCAGCCACACCCACAGCAGGTATACCACACATCCCTGACAAAATAATTGTGTCAATCTCACCTTCACAAATACACATTGTTTCAGTGTCTAAACCTAAATCGTTAACGTTAAACATCCCAATCTTTTGCCCTGTTGGCCAAATATATTTTGGTTGACCACCATCAGTTTTACGAAACTTAATACCCACAACACCTGCTTTAGTTAGGTAAGGAATACTCAGTGCACCAACAGCGTGTTCGTGTCCTGGTGCTGGGTTAGTCACTGTACCGAGCAGGAATGTAGCGGCCACCTCTTTGCTTATTCCCCTTGATTTGAGGTAAGAGGCTGTCTCTGCGTTTAGTGCTTCGTAGTACTGTGCTGCGGTTTCCGTTAGTAATGCTTTCTGCTCTAGCGACAGCATCTTTGAACTCTATCCCTTCCTTTTTCTTAATCAGTTCGTACACATCACCGTAAAGGTCACACACAAAACAACTGTAAAGTTGTTCCCGTATGTTCACGGTTGCTGATGCGTGTGCATCAGGATGTATTACACACTTGGTGGCTTGCCACCTTGTGCTAGTTCCTACTCTTCCACCGTAGTATTTGACTACGGTTTCCAAATCGTGTTTATTGTTTATATTGTTTACTCCATTGGTCTAATGATTGAATAACCCAAGCATCTTCAATGCTTGCGTTGCGTCTTTTAACAACAACGTAACCAATAGGTCCAACAGTTAAATCTCTTGCTTCAGCATAGTTTAATACTTCTGTTTGTAGTTCTCTCCAAAACTGTGGCAAATCTAGTTTGATTGTTGCTTTACATTCAAACAGGTATGGTGTGCCGGCAACATAAACTACTAGGTCTCCTTCATCTTTTGCACCTGCTTGGCGCAAACGTTCTGCTGTGAATCCTTTGGAGCGTAACCATTTCATTACATCTGTTTCAAACTTTGAACCTTTGGCTTTATTCTTGGCAGACATTATTTGTACCACCCACGTGTTTTACGTAAATACTTTAACCTATCTTCACATTGTTTTAATGTCATCATATGGTCAGTCATTTTTAAAACTTCTTCTCTGCTTTTGTTAGCCCACTTGGACCAAGATAATGCCCAGTGATTAGTTATGTTCACGTTTCTTCTTTCTTATTTCTAACTTAGCAGGTGAATATCCACCAATGGTGCGACCTGTTTTACGTGGAGTCTTTGGATTCTTTTTCCTTGCTTTACCATTAGGTCTATCATTGACCATACTTTTAACTGGTGCTGGTTTTAATCCTTTACCTTTAGCCATCTATTTTTACTCCTTGGAATCTTAAAGCCTGTTGCATAAGGTCTTCATCTTTTAACAACATACGACTGGCATCAACTTTTAATGCAACCCATTTGTCACCCATTGCTGAGTGTTTAGCAAACCTGTTCTTAACACAAGCAATCCTGAACTCTGAGTACTCTGGTTCCATTGCAACTGTCAATATCATTTCAGGTAGTTGTGAAACTTTACCTTGAATGGCACGTCTTGATGGTGGGCGTGTTGGTTCACCTTCTGCTTCTGATGTGTGGTGCAAAATAAATATTGCTGAATCTGTTTCACGTGCAATGTGGTGGCAGGCTTTCATAATGTCACGCATACCAGTCCACTCGTTATCGTGTAAAGCAGAAACGTTCATAAGATTATCTATAATAATTAACTGTGGCCATTCACCATACTTTTCACCATAGGCTTTAACCATCAAATCAACATCATCTAATGTTGGACTTGGGTCAAAAGAAAATTCCATATGTTTTAATGATGCAAGTTCTTTAGTGTAAAATTCTTGACCATCATTCTTAAATGATTCTTCAATAGTGTTTGCTTGATGCCCTGTTACAACAGCGGCGGCACGAATACTTGTGGTGTACGCATCAGTATCTGCTGACACATACAAAGTTGGAACACCTGCTTTGATGCCATAAAAAAGTGCAAGAAGAGATTTACCTGAGTTTGGTTGACCAGCAATCATAGTTACTTGGCCGCGTCTAAACCTGATGCCTTCTTTTTTTAATGAAGGGAATAAATCAGGTAGCAGTTGTGGTTCATCAAGATGCCTGACGGCTGCTTGCTTTATCGTTAACACAACTGCTCCTAACTAGTAAGGTATCCGTATTTAATTTTGTTTTATCTAATGAACTGTGGTTCACATTGGTCTGCTGTGCCTTTAGGTGAAGGACAGAAATAGCCCTTCCAAGGTCCTTTAGCAGATGAACCGGTGCGAAATTTCATCTCACCGTGCTTACACGCTTTAGCACCATCAGCAGGTGCTGATTGTGTGCGTGGTTGTTCAACAGGTGTAGCACCAAGGGCTTGTTTCAAAGTTCCTTGTGCGTTATACAGTGTTTCCACTGCGTTAATTTCTGGTGTCACATTAGCAATCGCTGTCAGTGCACTCTTGATTTCATCTTCATCATAAGAGTAAAGATAAACGTTAACTAATGTACCTTGTGAGGTTTTGAAGTTAAGTTGTGTCTTCACTCCTGGTGTTTCTGCGCTCATTCTTTTCCTTCTCTATAGAGTAGCGAGTGGGTCATACTTTACTGCCAACTCCCCGCCGTAAGCGTGACAGTAATCCTTAACAGAACAGGACTTGCACATCATTCCAAGATTTGGCAAAAAAATTTCTGCCTCAATTCCTCTTTCAAACTGTGCAAATAGTTCTGTAAATAGTTGCACTGTCCAACGCGACAGGTCCCCTGCGTCTTCCATAATACCTTGACGGGCGTTATAGAAGTAACCTTTTGTTGGTCTAACACCGGTTACACTTTGGACAGCACAAGCATATAAACCTAACTGCATATTTGTGTCAGGCATATAAACACCTGACTTGTAATCAACAATAACAA